CATGAGCTTAAGGCGGGCCATACTGAGTTACCCATACTGGGAGTGTTTGATCTGCTGTTCCTAATACGGCGACTTCGCCGGTAATAGAAACAGAGCCTGCTACAGTGATAGGGTTGACTACATCAACATACACTGGAGTAGAAATGTCATTTGAAACAATCACATGAAACGGACTGGGTTCAACAACATTAACATCCACAGATTCATTTTCTACGGTGACTTCAAGAGGGGAACTTAAAGTAACTGCATCCAAAGAAACAGAAACGGGCGAATTTAGGATGGTGGTTAAAGACTCATTACCTGTAGTACAGGGCATGAGAGCTACACCACCTTGAGAGGGGGAAAGAATTCCAACGTTGGAAGAGACTGGACTTATATTTGTAACAATGAGAAAAGTCCACTGCGATCCCGTCAGAGGGGGTATGTCGAGAGGACAAATCTTTATATATTGCAAAGGGCCATCTAAAGAATTAAAATTCGTGCCGAGGTTGGTGAAACTGCCTTTGAGAGAAACAGTTTTAACACCAGAGTTTGCGTCATCCTGCCAAGAGGCAATGCAAAAAGCATGGCCGTAAGTATCTAGGTCTAAAGAAAGAGGTTCTCCAGAGAGATCTATATTAGTAGGGTCAGCGGTCCAGCAGACAAGGAAAGATCCACTTGTCGTGCCGGATTTACGAATCAAGACTAGCTCATAGTCGAGATTGTAGAGAGAGGCGGCATCAGGGCCACCTTCAGCAGAGTAGAAGCCTATAGGGACGGCTGCTGAAATGCCTGATCCAGTAGTCCCAGGAAACGTAAAGCAGTTGATGCCTTTGTAATTAAACAAAACAGGCACTAACGGACTAGCCATCTGAAATTCTGAATCTTTGTACTCTTGAGATTTAGGTTCAACTGAAACTGTAGGTCGAGCAACAGCATAGAAATCAGGAACTGGCATCAAATAAAAGAGTTGAAAATTCGGTGCTGCTGAAATGAGAAATTTTGAGACGACAGTTCCATTATTATAAGCAATGGAATACATGCCAGATTGGTCTCCAGAACGGACGCCATTGTATGGTATTTCAGCCATATAAGGAAAAGTAACATCAAGTTCAGGCCAAACAGCTTGATGAGTGATGGCCATACTGTTTCCAGCTTTAAGGTCATCGCCGGTAACTATAGATGCCAGGCCATTGAGAATGTAAGCTGCAATGACTCCACTAGCAGGCGCGCCCGAAAAGATAGTTTTGGTTTGACATTCTCCAGAAAAGAACTTGTAGAGATTGCAAACATAATCAAAATTGTCAAAGTTGGCATAAAGTTGGGCCCAACTAGTGATTTGGAGAGGATATGAAACTTTGTCTCCGTCAGGAACTGCCGTGCCAGTAATTCCGCGCGAAGAGTAACGATTAAGGATCTGTTGAATAGAGGAAAGACCACCCATATAAGGTCTAGGGGTAGTAAATAGGTATTCGACATCAGGACTACGTGAGAAATCATCTGTAATACATTGAAAGTCTGAGTCAAAACCACCTATTCCGGCAGGGACAACGCTCTGCAAACCGGCTAATTCAAAATCAGAATCGGGAGAAGCAAAGATAGCAAAATAGAGAGGAGTAGTTTTATCAAAAGACTGAGGAATATTGTCAAGCAATTGGACAGTAACAACAGGAGTAACGGTTGTATCGGTCCAAAGATTGCTCCAAGGCTTGGTTTGCAACCAAGGCACTTTTATGTAAAAGTCACGAGTTCCTTTGATAGTGAGAATCCAAGTCGGAAGATCTCCGATTGGTGGAATAGCAGGTCCAGTATTTACGGCAGCGGGCCACAAAGTAACCTGGATACGAGCCGAGAATAGCTGCGAAGTTGCAAATTTAAAAAGCAAGCGAGTGCCGCCGCGATAAAACTTGAACATTTGGGCCATGTAGCTCGCATGAGAAAAGGCCCATATTGGAGTAACATTGATAGAAACAAGTCCAGTAGTGTCAACTAAAGTACCGTCTTGCACAAAAACAGGTTGCATGCAGACGTCTTTAATGCCATAGATATTTCTTTCTTTTGGCATGGATGTAAAAACTGGTTCAATGTTGTCTCCCAACCTGGAAACAGTCGAGAGGTCTTTGACTGCTGGAGAAGAAATGTCACCTACAAGATCCATTCTGAGACGTTGCATCTCATTTTTGGTATCTTGAGTTCGTGAATCATTAACTTCTGTAGGAGCAGTTGTGGATGTAGTATTGGCACTGAAGCCGGGTCCATGCCAAGGTTTGGGCGGGCCAGGGTTGAGCTCTATATCTCCTGATTGCATCAGAATACGATAGATAGCTTGCCCTTTGATGGCAGCCATAGAAGCCAAAGCGGCGGGCCTTTCATGGTAAGGCATTCTTTTCCAGGCGTCTCGGAGTCCAGTAACGAACTCATTATCACACAGAAGGAGATCACCCGTAGTTTTGGATCTTGCATAACATATATCGTGGTGCATGGCAACATGATCTGTAAGGTTCACAGGTTCATGTCCATATTTAGAAAGTCCAGGGGCCAAATAGTTGTAGCCCATGAATTCACCTATCGCGCCAAGTGCGCGCAAAGGATGTTCATAAGATGAAGATTGAAATTCGGAATCTAGGAACGTAAAGTTCGTTGCTTGGTAACCGGCAACTTCAGGATCAGGCATGGAGGCGAAGATATCCAAACGGATAGTTGTAGGCGCACCCATGGTCATAGTACCTATATAGTACGGATGAATCATGATCCTCCATTGACGCAACCCTTGAGTGGTTGTGCGAATGTCTAGATAATTGTAAGGATTGAGGAAGGGTAATTCTAGAGTATAGGCTTCCTGAGAAGCTATATCTAAAATCTCTTGTTCAGATTGGGACTGTTGATAGACGGAAGTGGAATAGTTGTCCGTCGGCAACATGTAAGGTAATCGAGAGATACCAACAAGTCCGTATTGAAGGGGATTTGTCACAAATTGAAACTTTAGCTTGATATTATTTCTAAGATAGCGGAATGGTTTCAAATATGTTTTCAATACATTTTGAGCAAGAAGTAGATCTTGGGGCCAGAGTATTAAATCTGTTCCCATAGCTACATTGGCAGAGAATATTAAGTATTCTCTGGTTAGAACTGAACGAGGGGTCTTGTCTGGATAAGGATCATCCATTGTTTTCGGTTCAGTAACCTTTTCCATAACGACAGATTCTACGTCTTGGATTTGGGTTAGGTTTTGGGTTTGTGTTGTTTGAGGATTAACTTCCGTTTTGACTAGTTCGTCGGCGATAGGTTTTATACTATGGCCAGCTTCGGTAGATCACCCCTAGGCTGGCAGTCGGTCCGTACGCTCGTGAGCGCGCACAGATAGTCTTTCTTGCATCGGTGACACACGCATTATACCTGCATGCAAGCGGTTCTTTTATTATGGGGAGAACTAACCCATAAGAGCGGAATTATCCAAAGCGTTGCCAAGGGGAGTACTTCCCCCCGGAACCCCAGGATTTGAACATTTCTTGGCGCCAATGTTCACAGTCAAAAACTTTAGGTCTAAGTTCTCTAACTGTAGGTCGTTTTCGATCCCACATTTTATTGTAGAAGAAAACTATCTTATCGTACACTTCGGGGCCGTAAAGGCAGAGTTCTCGAAATGCACAATTGGCTCTCACTTGAATTTCCCATTTCGGAGTCATTCCAGGAATGCCAGAAGACTTATATGCTAAAATAGCCATAATAGTCTCAATTTTGAGACGACCTAAAACGCGACCTTGAGGGTCAACGTAGGTGTCTCGACCAAGAAAGCGGCTGGTTTCCCAGTCCGCAAATTCTCGATCAAAGCCTGCATCCTTTTGAGCATCAGTGTAGATCATACCATGTCGTTCACGCAAACATTTGGCAACTGAGCGCATATTATAACCTTGCGCTGCAGCTTCAGGGGAAACACTACCTTTAGTGTCATCACCCATAGCTTTGATTGCCGTATGCTCTTTAAAAGTAAGTTCAGGGCAAACTACTTCAAAAGCATCTTTATGAACAGCCCAAACACAGAATGTGTTAAACAAGGCTGTAAGAAGGTGGCCAGAACTATGGCCACGCATGGCGCGGTAAAGGGCATCGCCACGCAAAAAGAAAAAACCATGCAAACCAGCACAGGCTTTATCTATACAAAGATAAAGTTCTTTGTCATACACATACTTGGACTTGACCATCGCCGCAAAAGCAAGGCAAAGTATTTGTCCAGTAGTAGACTCTTCTTTACTAAGATCTCCCTCCATAAGGTTAGGGAATTTCTCAATAAAGGCATTTATAACAGCCCAGTCTGTAGAAAATGGATTTATTCCGATGCAGCTGGGAGTCACTGACCAATGTTTATTCATATTAGAAATGAAATCGCCAAATTTACACTTTAACCAAATGTTATAAGCTAGATCGTGGCCATTGATTATTCTGGGACATGGGTCTGAAACCCAGACTTTCTCTATTGGCAACAATTCTTTTTTAACGAATTGCACACAAAGAGGTATTACATCTTCACCTGAAAGGGCAAGTTTGTCATATTCTTTAATACGTTCTTCAACCATAGGATGAAGCTTCTTAGCGTCGAAGTCTATTAAAACATTTTTCTGTTCATCCATAAAAGGCCCAACATATTTGCTAGAGCTAGCCATGGAATCGATGCCTTCAACATGTCTTCCAAAAACAGCTTCTTCAACTGTAAGTTCTCTACACATTCCTGGAAAAGCGCAAAAATCAGCACTCCAATCAGGATTAAGCATGGGACTTTCATTAGTATGCGGGGTTGGACCAATATTGAAGGTCTTCTCATTACGATAATCAGCCGCTTCAGGATGCATTCGGCAAGGAACTTCTAAATGACCAAAAAGGCCCTCAACACCACGCACCATTTCCGGATGAAGGGTTTGTGTGTCATTGACAGGAGGGGAGTGAGCTATCTTACCAGTCCATTTGCCAATATATTGAGCACCCATAGTCGGACGTCCCACATGAGGTTTGTCGGTAGAAGCATGAAGAGTGACTTTGTCAAACAGGCCAGGGGCGGTTTGCAAAGCAGTTTCCATCTGAAATGTAGAACTTTGTAGGACAGTTACATTGGACTTGCGTTGATCGTTTCGGAAAATAGGAACTATAAGGCTGTCTTCACCAGCACGGGCCATATGGAGACCCATGAAGTAAAAGCCATCATTACAAGAAAAAAAATAAACTACACCACAATCACCTGGTTCGCCTTTGCCTTCAAAAGCGATGTAATAGGAAAGGAAATGGTCTGTATATCTACCTTTGGCAGTGGTGACGCCATGCGTGGCAGTTGTATGCTTAACACATTTGGCTTCAAAGGGACCTTCAGGACGGATAAGAACAGATTCTTTCTTGGTGGCTCTAAGGTAACGAGTAACACCAGAGTAATCTTTATTTGCGACAAACATATCTCTATCCATACACATATTCCAAATGGAAGAGACTCCAGATAGGATTGGCTTAGGGAAGTGGATAACACCAAGATCACGATCAGTTTCATGTCTCTTAATGGTATAACCAGATGTAAGAACAAGGCAGGTTTTAACGCCACATTGGGGATCGTCAACATAAAATTCAATTTTGTCTAGACAATCGTTATCATCTCTTATGGAACCATAAGCATGCCATGTGAAATGGAAAGTTTGAGAATCCATAAAAATACCATAAACACCAGATTCGATGCCACTATAGGTATAGAATTTTACAAATTTGTTATTCATCATAACCTTAATAATTTTGCCTGTATCGGGATTGCCAGCAGATTGAAATTTGGAATGTAAATTGTAAGGGCAATCGGGAGAACGATACTCTTTAGAGAGCATCTGAAATTCAGAGGGTTCTTCACCATTTCCCATCTGGAAACGACCGTGTTTATAATAATAATTGGCCTCATCTTGTGAAATAACCCAGGAACCTTCTTTTTCGAGTCTAGCTTGTTTTTTATATCTTGAAGAATTATCAGATTCTTGTTTAGGGATCTTGTCAGGAGTATTTAATTGAAACAGTGAAGGTAATTTATAGCCATAAGAAACGGCTATGGCAATGATGGCGGCTGTAGAAGCCGTCAGAAGAGCTGCTGTGGTTGCTATCGCAGCAAGCGGAGTATCAAAGCCAAGATAAAGGAAAAGTAGGAGTCGAACAGAATATCGACTAGGCAACCAATTGCATAAAAAGGGACTTTCATAAAAATCAACCATATCTATAACAAGAGTGGCATTTGCCAAATCGGCGGCATCTACAGAAAAACCGCCTTCAAAGGAATGAAAAGCAATTTGATGATAGCCAAGAGTTTTACACTTGGAAAGTATCTTATCCCACACTGCCGTATTAAAAGAGGAACCAAACCATCTCAAACAGAGCCTGATAAAATCATTAGCATGAATCCTATGAGCAGGGCCCAACTTAGTAGGTATACATTTAAGGGAAAAATTTTCTGTAATACCTTCATCGTTTCCTTGAAGGAAACGGAAATGCCTATCGGCAAAGGCATGGAAACGTTTATACTTCTCAGCGGGAGGGAATTTAATTTCATTTTTAGTATATGAAGTTATATCACGTTTAATGGTTCTTCGCATATCTGAAATACCAGTAACAGTATCAGTTGCTGTGGGTTGAACCCAGGAACCTATCCAACCTTTCCAGCCAAAATCGGCTTGATAAGGTTTAGGATTGCAAAAATAAGAACTTTCACACAAAGATTCAGGTTGAACGTGTAAAACCAGACTGCCGTCGTAGGCACGGCCACCAAAGTAATCATCGAATTCTTTATTCATCTCTTCAATGCCAGCAGGTGCTATATCTGCAGTGGCTTCTGAGAGTTGCTCAACAGTTTGCTGAAGATCAATATATGCAGAACGCACAGAAATTTTGACCTTTTCAGCTGTCTCAACAATGGTTCGTTTCACTTCAATATCATTGAGCTTTGCTTGTTCAACAAACCTTTCGTGATCTTGGGCTATTTTCATATTAGAGTCTTTAACTGCATCTGAAACAGAGGACCAAGCCTGTTGGATAGCTTGTTTGGTCTCTTCTTTAGCATGAGAGACTGAAGTTTTGAGATCTTCCCACAAAGGAACAAAAGATTCCTCATCACATTCAGGAGAATATAGGAATTCGCAAGTAAGGTTATGATCTGTTTGTCGATCTACATGAGATTTGATTTCAGGGTCTTGGACGACAGGTTGGGGCGGAAGGTCAACGGCAGGGTAAAGAACATCAAGATTCCCTTCAGAAATATCGCGGAAAAGATGTTCGCGAGCCTCAGGATCAAGGTCGCGTTCTTCACAAAAATTTTCGAAGGTCTTGGTTAATTGGGTCTCCCAGCCTTGGCAGGCCAAACGCCATGCCCTTTGTGAGTCGTCTTCTTCTTCGGGTTCCATCATTTGCAATGTCGAAACATTCATTCGATTAGCAAAAGTTTTAGACTTAGCCTGAACCATAAGATCAGCGACAATACGTCGACAGAAGGTTTCGGTGTTAGATTTGTGACTAATTCTTCTAAGACTAGAAGATGGGAGTCGTTCGCCTGCTTTAGCATGTCCTTTCTGATAGAAGTTAGGCCCATGAGGGGCAAACTTATCGTCATATTGAGGGACATACAAAGCATTTACTGATCCTCCGATAAAATTAGTCATTTCTAATTGCCAAGCTTCATTGATTTCTGAAATACTAAGTTCAGTATCAGCAATATCGAGTTTTTTTGATTGAGTGACTTTGACGGCATAAGAAATTCTTCTGCCAAAAGCGCCAATATCGGCCATCTTAAGATTGCTAAAATCGGTACAATTTGAGGTGACAATTACGATTTTGGATTTAAATTTATGTATACCTTTGTCTTCAACAGCTGCATAATTGAGTGGAGCAGGAGCAGTGTTGATAAGAGTAATAATGTCTTCTATAGCCATAGCTATTTTAGCTGGATCGTTGATTTGCAATAAATCATCGAGTAGACAAATTGGTTGACCAGCATAGGTGTCCCAAAAGGGAGAGGCGGCAGACTTGGAAAAAACAACACCAGCAGTATCAGCAAGTTCTTGCCAATAGGGTAAGTTTGAATCTCGTTTCATTAAATAAAGGATGATACGCCTAAGAATAGGGATCAAATCACTTTTTCCCATACCAGGGAGGCCATAAAGCCATATAAGGATAGGTTGGGTACGATTTTCAAAGCCGTCCACGTGTTCTAAACACATTTTTTGTTGGACGACAAGTTGTTGTCTGAGAACCTCGATAGGACGAGACATTTTCTCAAAATATTTGGTGGTTGCAATTCTGGTTGCATAGGAATTCCACCAAGTGTAATCGGCGAGTATTGCGGAACAAATATCGCGATTGGTAGCAAGTTTATCTTTTAATAAAGGATCTTCATTACGTGCTAAGATTCTTGCTTTGACATTTTCAAACTCTTCAATGAACTTGAAGTCTTGAGCCAGGGGACAATCGGGGTCGATTTTGAAGGCTATCCAAGTGATTAAATATGTCATATTTCCGAAGATAGTGTCAAAGAGATTGCTAAAGGGCATGATGTTTTTCATTGCATCGAACACTTCTCTAAAGCCTACGACAGTCTTAGCCCATATAAGGGAACAGATGCTAAGAATGGAGGCAATAACAAAGCTAAAGGCTTCGACTTGGAATTCGGATTCACCAGGTTTAGGAGCTTTATCTTTGCAAGTATCGATCACATCGATGACTTGAGTGCATTGGGTCTCAGTTGCTTCAGGCCAATAGAGTCTAACAAGGGAGCGTTGGATAGCTATGGAAATAGAAGTGACACAGAAGCCTATAAGGAAGCCTGCAATAATACTGGCGATGCCTATAAGGACTTTGGTGAGGGTCGTTAAACGACCTTCAACAACAAACGCTTCAGTAAACTTTTTCTTGAACGCGTTGAAGGAATCTTTGATTGTTTGGTACGTATTTGTAATATCATTGACCATTTGCACGGTCTTGTACATTTGGAATTCAGCGTCAGCATCAAAGGACTGAAGGAATTTGATTTGGAGTGGGCTAGAAGCATAGCGCATAAAACGAGGAGCAAGTCTTAGGGCTTTGGTGAAAGATGGGGACATCTTTATGAGCTTGCCGGAGGGTGAGGACACTTCCCCGGTATCGACATAATGTCGATAACATTCGGCAATTTTCTTTCGACCAACTTGGGTCCAACCAACTTTTGAGCAGAAGTAAATAAAAATTTTATAATATTGGTGAACATCTGACTCAGTTTCAATAAACTTGGGCCAATGTGTACGAGTTGTATTTACTCTGCTAAGAACTGGAATGGAGGTACCGGAATAAAAGACAGGGTCGTCTTCATCGGCATAGATGCCCATAGCGCGGGATTGGAATTCAGATTCAATTTTGACACAATCAGGAATTTCGAATGTAGTAGGGTCTAAAGCTTTAAGAGCTAAAGTATGCCATTGATCTGATATACGCTCTTGAATAACGTATAGATTGGGGCTGAGTGGAACAGCAGTGGGTGAAGGTTGAAACGTGGATATTGGTATTTCATTAGTTTCAGCCCAAAATTCTTCATCCAAAAAGTATTCTTCGGCATCAAAGCCAACTTCACCGGGCCACAAGTCTGGGCAAGACTGATCTGAAAAGATAGGGTGGCAAGGTGGAATTTCAACATCCATTTCCTCAAAATTAAAATCTTCGTTAATAGTAGGTAGGAGAGGATTAGCATCTTCTCCCCATTTATGAATCTTTGTAGGAAGAATCTGGAGAGTAGAGTCAGAGTCGTCACCAATATAATGGTGATAAAAACCGGCAGGTTCGACAGGGGATTCAGAGGTGGAAATATTGTTAATAGTGGTTCCAGTGATATCCCTATGGATGGTGATTTCGTCGCATCCGGCACAGAGGCCGTAGGTGAGGTCATTATGAGGTTCTGACATCTGGGATTGGACGTACTGGCAGTCGGTGCAACAGAGGTAGTAGTATTTTTGAGCAATATGCTGACTGGCAGGTGATAAGATTAAAAGAGGACAATAAGGTTCTTTCTTATTGAGAGCAGCGTATTCTTTATTAATTTGGTCTTGTTTAATACGTTGGTCTCTAAGCTCGACTTCGATCTTACTAGTAGAAAAGCTAGCAGAGGTAGGAGCAGGAAGGGAAGTTTCTTTCTTGGGTCGAGTAATTCGAGTTTTGGAAGGAGATTTGCGAGATGGAATAATAAGAGGTCCAGACAAGATACTGGTAACATTAGTAGGGGGAAGCGCCGGAAATTTGGCGTCGTCCACTTTTAGCGAAGATTCGTAGATCTTTTGTTCGAGAAGGAGAGCATCATTTTTGTGCTTTTGTAGTCTCTTTTCAGATTTTTCCTTTCGAGTAAGCTTCTTAGTCTTTTTGACCACTGTACCGTCTACATCTCTAGTACGGGTATCAGGGGCTTTAGAAGCTGCTAAAATTGATACTACATCAGCAGTTTCGCTGTATAGTATTTGGGCCGACTGTTTCGTCGGGAGCACACGTGGACAAGTGCTCTGCTCAGGGAACTCTTTTATTTTGCGAGTCTCTGAGTTTGCAGATCTTTTTTCTGCAAGATTGAAAGAATGTTCAATTACAT